TCATACACTCCACCTAATTCCGCATATGTACTATCTCTTTTGTTTACGGGTTTTAACAAATCTGCATAATCTATGATAATCAAATCTGGTTTAAATCCAAATCCTTTGTACTTATCTAAATGTGCTTTGATTGTTTTTGTACTCGCTCCTCTCGGTGGATAATACTTCACCATTAAATTTGCTTTGTGGTTCTTAAGTTTAGCTACAACTTCTTCTTTTTTATCTCTTAATTCGTTAGAAGGAATACCGGTCATAATCGTATCGTATCTTGTTCCCGCATAGATTTCGGATAATTCTAAAGTATAGTGCATCACATTGTAACCTGCTCTTACTGCATCCGCTGCAATCTTACATAATACCCATGTCTTACCCACACCACTCGGTGCTACGATAACTCCTAATTCACCAGGTCCTAAACCACCATCCATTAATTCGTTGATATGTTTCCATCCAGTGGGTGCTGAACTTCTCTTTGTAACTTCCATTCTCATTGCAATATCCTTATAGTAATCATGTCCTAAATTGTTTTCCATTCCCGCTTTTAATGCGTTCTGAACTACAACTCCTATCTCATCCCAACTCTTTTCGGATTTGATTAGGTCTACTGATTGAAATATTGCTGCTTTTAATTTCTGAAACTTTGAGAATTTAATGAATTCTTGTTTTACAAAATCCATGTCTTCTGCACCGAATACATCATAGATTTGTTTTATTCTATCTACTATTTGTTTCTTTTGTGAATCAGAATTTAAAGATGATAATTTTACTTTGAATACATCAAGAGTAGGTGCGGCAAATTGTTTACTTTGGTAATCCAAAATAGATTCAATAATCCACTTATCCTGCTCACTCTCAAAATAATCCTTACTCGTAATTTCTGCAACTTGGTTAAGAAATGGTAGGTCGGATAATAATGCAGCTATGACTTTAGATTGGTACGATTGTCCAAATTTTTCTAATGTGTCTACTGCTTGCATTATTTACTTTCTTTTTCTTCTTTTTTAGATGGTCTTACGTCTGCTTTCCATTCACTCTTAGGAATGAATTTCCACTCACTTGTAGCTTGGTTTGCTTCTTTGTTTGATACTCTGATAATTTTACCAGTCTTTGTACTTTTTAAACATTTCATAGGTTTGTTTCCTCCATGTATTTTTTTATTTATGTAATTTGGCAAATGTACTTTGAATCCAACTATTAACATCACCGAATGAATTAATAGTTCTCATTCCCATTGCCTTTTTAATGAATCCTAATTTATCCAATTTTGCTGAATTATCCAAATATTTTTGGTTAATTGTTAATTTCTTATTAGTTGGTATATCTGGATCTGATAATTGCATTAGTTTAAAGTTTCTTTCTACTAATTTTTTACCATCTAATATTTTATCATAGATTTTGTTTTCACTTCTACGTTCTTCACATAATTCAAACATTCTATCTATTGTAAGTTCCGTTTCTTCAACCACCTCAGGAAATCTCTTAACAATAGTTTTAAGCCCACACCCAGAAATACCATCAATGTTATCGGACTTATCACCATCAAGAGTACGATAAACCATAAAATTATTAGGATGAACCCCATACTCATTAATAACCATCTTAGTATCATAGATTTTCTTTTTAGTTGGCGAATAAACGGATACTCTTTCATTTACTAATTGTAGGAAATCTTTATCGGCACTCATAATAACTGCCAATTCATCCTCTTTTAAAAGTTGTGATGCAATATAGCCCATAACATCATCTGCCTCAATACCATCGTATAGCATTATTTCCACCGGTAGGTACTCTAGCAGTTCGATTAAACCAATCATTTGTCGTTTCATAGATACACCCTCTTCTTCTTTGTTCATCAAATCTGAGTATGCTCTATTCACTCTAAAACGATTGTTACCTCTATTCTCTTTATAACCACTATATAAATCTTTTCTACTTTTAGAACCACCCTTACCATCAAATACAATAATACAACGAGTTGCATTTTGTTCTCTAATAGCAAAACCAATTCCTTTTAAGAATCCAACGATACCTCCAATGTGGTCTCCGTTATCATCCATAGTAGGATTTACTGTCCAACTTCTTATAAAGGTATTAAGACCATCAACAATTAATACCTTTTCTTTTCCTAATTGCTGATGGTCTTTTTCTACCTCGTTTAGTAACTTTTTATATGTTTCGTTCATAAACCTTTATTCTGTTTCGATATCTGGTTCTGGTATTTCACCACCATTATCATATGTAATATCATCCGGATCAATTCCGTCCTTCTTATATTGTAAGATTGTTGATTCACAAATCTTTCTATAAATTTGGTCTTTCAAATCTAATTTAGTATCCATCATCTGAATAAAATCTTTTGATTGGAATTTGATAACTTCACCAGTATCAGTGTCAATGTACTCGTACCATGCACCACCCTGCTTAACTAATTTGTTATCTTTCATCACCTTTAACCATCCACCAAAATTATCAATACCTCTATCAAAGAATATATCGAAATCTGCTGAACGTAATGGTGGTCCTAAACGATTCTTAATAACCTGTGCTCTTACTTTAATACCTATGATTCTCTCACCTGCTTTAATCTGTCCCATATTCTTTAAACGAATACGAACCGAAGCGTGGAATGCTAATGCTTTACCACCAGATGTAGTCCAAGGATCTCCGAACATAACACCTAACTTTTGTCGTAACTGATTAGTAAAGATAACTGATATTTTTTGTCTACCAATTACATTAGTAATCTTTCTCATTGCTTTCGAAATGATAATTGCTTTGTCAGTTGCGTAACCATCTTTATCATAATCTGCATCCATCTCCTTTTTAGTTGATGCTGCGGCTACTGAATCGACTACGATTGTAACTAACCTATCTTTATCACCCTTACGAACTTTCTCTATAATTGTATCAATTGTTTCAAAAATATCTTCAACTGTGTCTACTGAAACATATAACAATTTAGAAACATCTACTCCGATAGCATCAAAGAACTCTCTACTTACTGCGGTTTCGGTATCAATCAATACTGCTACTCCACCTTGCTTTTGAGTTTCAGCTAATAAGTGAGCTGATAATAACGATTTACCACTTTGTTCTAAACCGGTAATTTCGGTTATTCTTCCTACGGGTAAACCCCCATAAGGTCTATTTGAAACCGCCACGTCTAACATTGCTGTTCCGGTGGAAACCCAACCTGGTACATTGGTTGGGGCCCCATCAGAATCATCATCTAAAAAGTATGCTACCTTTTGGTCTTTCCACTTTTTATTTAAACTGTCGGCTATTTCTTGTGCTAAGTCAATTTTAGCCATAATAATTATGAATTAAATAAATCATCAAATGCTGCTGCCACATCTACTTTAGGTGCTGGTGCAGGTGTTTCTTCATCCCAAGGTAAATCATTCATTATACCCGCTCCACCAATTTCAGGTGCTGCATCCTTAGAAGTAGTTGTTAATTGCTCTTCAACTTTCTTTGGTTGTGGTGCTAATGTTTGTTGAGAAACGGAAGGAGTTGGATTTTCATCTTCTGCTGATGAAGTTGGATTTAACCAATTCTCTAACGAAGCAGTTGGATTTAACCAATTCTCTAATACTGTCTTTAATTCAGGGTATGATAACTCCGAATAAATGTCAGTAATGTTTGTTTGCTCATCTAATAATTTTGCAGTAGTTGCTGCGTTCTCGTGTAATGGAGATACATTTGGTTTAACTCTGATTCGAGTTTCAGGATATGTTTTTCCTGCTTCTTCTACAATTTCAATAACAATATCTCTACCAGAGTTTTCATCTGTAATATCACCGTAATCAGGATCTGCTACGATTGCTAAGATTTCTTGATAAACTGTCTTACCGAATCCCCAAAATTTAACCCCCTCAGCTTCTTGTCCTCTTACGATAACAGGTGCGAAAGTTCTTAATTTTGGTTCCATTTTCTTACCAGCTTTCCAATTCTCAGTATCACCTAATTTCTTAAGTTTTTCTGCGAACTCTAAAATTGGATCAGGTCTTCCGAAAGAAGCTGGACTCAAATAAGTTTTGTTGTTAATGTTGTAGTGAAATAAAAGTTCAATGAAAGGATTTTCTTTGTTGAACTTGTAAGGTACGATTCTAACTTGGTACTTTCCAGGTTTTGGTTTCCACAATGAATCTGTCTTTTTGGATGTGTTTTGCAACGAATTCAAACGCTGCTTGATTGCATTAATGTTCATGCTGTTTTTGTTTTAAGTTTTAAAAATTGTTTGTTTTAAGTTTTAAGATTATCGCGATTTAATCTCACGTATAAATATCAATAATCTCAATTTCTTATATATCAAAGATACGATAATTTTCTGAAATCACCAAATATTTTATCAAGAATTATTTAGCCCATTTACCTCTTTGAACCAATTGAGCAATAATCCCATATACGGATAAATCCTCATATGTATCTTGTATCGATTCACCAACTTCATCTGGTTGTCCTAAAACCACCAATTGTTTTAATCTTTGAATTTTATCATTGATTCTAAACCACAAACCAGTAAGAGATAATTTTATATCTTCTTTTGTTTGAAGGGATGTTCCAACTGAAATATTACCTGGTCCGTAATTTCTTTGTTTCTTACAAAATGTTTCATACATTTCTAATTGGATTTTTTTAAATTCATCCATCATTTCAGGATATACTCTTTCGCAATATTCTACTGCTGATTCTTCTTTCATATAACTTATTTTTTTAATCCGTACTTAATCCATTTATACCAAATTCTTTCATGTAGATAATACTGAATAGGCTTATATATTAATTCTGCTACCCCAAATGCGGCACCTACTTTAATTGAACCACTTACCCACCACATTATTAAAAATCCAATTAGAGTGCTTACAATACGATATGAGATGGTTTTAGCTATGTGTCTTTTAATCAACGGCATATTCTATAACTTCTCCATCAGTATCCATATATCCATTTCTAATCTTAGTACCACTAATTAATTCAACATCTGCAGGTGGCGCGTGATGAACAACTTCATAACCAACACCTCTACCATAGTTTACACTTTCGATATCTGGTATAATACTGATTAGGATTTTATCAAAATTATCAATAAAGAATTTTTCTTTTGATAAATC